GAGATTAGCGAGGTCACATGACTTGTTGTCTGTATTATGGATGGTTAAATTACTTGCTGAGAAGTTATCTTCAACAGTGATAACTGCTCGCCAGGAGCCAATGAATAAAAACTATATTATAATAGCAATTACAGATTTACCTGAGACTACTTCACTTTACCCATTTATCGAGTCAACAACAAAGGGACTACATCCAGTTGAAATCGGTCGTGGAATGTCATCAATTTTAGATATATATAGAATTCAACAAGTAGTAACCTTGATAAAGAATATTGTAACCTGGTCGGATATACCTCTTCCAGTTTTATTTGAGAAATATTTAGTTATATTTTCTCAGGGTCATAGAGGATTAAAAGCTAAAAATTCAGATTTGGATGCGTTCATTCAGGCCAGATCCACTTTCATAAGCTCACTATCACTTAATCCTACCACATCATTAAACTATCTGAGTCTGGGTTCAACTGATTCTGGTTTTATTAAATTTAAGGAGTCAAAGATGTATTATAAAGAAAAGTTTAGTGATACTTGGATTGATTTGTCTACTAATGTGATACCAAAGAAAGTAAAGAATGTAATGCCAAAATTTCCTCAATGGATTCAAGATTTACCAAATTTAAAAGACTTTTTAATTGAGGCGTATACTAAAGCACCAATTCATGGTCATGCGAAATATTATTCCTTTTTGGTCGAATTCTTTAATGAAGCAGGTAACCAAACAACTCAATTTTCATTTTTAGCTCAGTCATTTTTACTGGATATAGAACATGAAGCTTTCATTGCTCAAGGGGATAAGGATCTCAAAAAGCAGGCTCGTGAAATATTTGGTCATATATACAGAGCTTTAATTTCTGAGGAAAAATCGAAGAATTTATCCTTTAAAGAGTATATACAACAAAGCCCAGGTACTATATTAAAACAAACAAGTCATGGAAATATCGCTAATATCCATGCTTCATTAAGTGGTCCAGCTTTTGACACATTAAACAGAAATATTTTATCAAAATATAGTAGTGCTAGAGTTAGAGAAACTACTAATCCTGATGTTGAGATTGCAAGAACCGCCAAATTAACAAAGAAGCAGGGATTCGCCGTGTATGGATTGTCCTTCATACTGTCAGATATTGAATTCATGAAATATATAATGAATGATGCAAATCCACTGAATATTGAAACTAGAGAACAAGCTCTTCGTGACAAACGAGCCATATATATGGTTGATTTACGGTCAATTATTGTAAGTCTTGTATCTGAAAGGGTTCTTAATAATTTAAAATATAGCACATTCTTTACATCATTATCAGCAACAAAGATTCCTTTTATTGTCAGACTTGGTATGGTTGATTCTGGTATACATCATCAGAAAGCTATACGCTTTACAAATTTGGATAGTGGTGTCACTTTTCCAAATTTAACTAGTAATTTAATTGAGACGATAAGGTTACCATTAGCTTGCTCGAATGCTGTAATTAATAATCCATCAGAGTATAAAATAATTTTTAACGATTTTACAGCAATGGATCAACATTCTCGTGAATTTATTCTTATGATAATCGAAGAAGCTATGGCAAGTGGATCAGAATGGGTTTTATTGGATTTCTATGATAAACCAGTTAGATACTCTCAACTAATATCAATGTACTACGACATTTTATCAAATATTACACTTAGAGCAAGAAATAGTGCTTCAAAAGGTCAGAATTCAAAATATTTTACAAACATATATTCAGGTCCAAGCGTTAGACAGAATGGTAAAGCTGTTATAGATAACTCATCATTTACAAAAGTTGCTGCCGTTATGAGTGGTGAAATGATTACCAGTATACTTGATGCGTTAATGAATTTAGTAGTTATTTTTACAGTACTTGAAGCACTTGGAATTAAATCACATCAATTTACTGTTCGCGGTGATGATTCAATAGGTATACTCAGAACTACATTATCATCAGAAGTTATTAATGATATGTTTGTTAAAGTAGGAAAATCTGTAGGTCATATCGTAAAAACATCAAATACATCAACAACACTTGTATCATATCTTAGAGTGTATACTATGGGTCTAAAGAGTTTCTTTAGAGTTCCATCTTTAGATCCAGA